ATGCAAGTCCTACGAGAGCTTTCGTATTAGAAAGATATTATGTTAAGTATAAAGAAATTTGATGATTGGTTAAATAAATCTAATAAAGGTAATAGAATTACTTATTACCGTGGTTATTTATGTGGACCATGGCTACAAAAATTATCTCCTACCATGGATGAACGACGTGTAAGAACAATTAAGCAACATGTATACAGAGCTGCAGAAAACGGTGTTGTTACGTTAGTACAAAAGAAACATGAAGATTTTGACTACGAGTACATTGCGGTACGCATATGATTTGGGCTTTGTTTTGGTTTTTATTAATACCTATTAAATTTTGGATAGCTTTCCAGGTGTTATTATGGGTGTATAAAATGTGGTTAGGAATATTATGAGTGTGATTAAAGAAGTAAGTGTACATGATGAATTAAAACGTGCACGTGATGAATTTTACGATGCTATGTTTGAAGGTGACGAAGAGCGCATGCTTGCAGCTAATAATGCTGTTGGGTATTATGAATCAATGGGTGGGGTGGCGTGCCCCGAGTACCCAGGTTTTTAAAGGAGAAATAGAATGAAAGAAATGGTAAATGCTGCGAGTAAAATGAATAAAATTTTACAAGAGTGTGAAGAAAGTGGAGATAATGTTGATACAACATTAAATAAATTAAGTGCTATTAAAGTGCACGGCGTTGTATTTCCAACGTTAATGTTATTAGAAATCATAGGTAAATTTGCTGAAGGTGCAGAAGAGAGAGCTAACGCTAAATTTAATACAGCTGATGCTGAACGAGAAGTTCAAAATAAATATTCTGATGTATCGGAGAAGTGGAATAAAATACATTAATGGATATTGATTCAGTACCAATGGTACGTGTGACATGGGTTGACGCACGTGATACTGAAACAGGTTGGCTTGATATAAAAGATATTATGGCTGCACCGTTGGCAATATGTCAAGAAGTTGGCTGGTTGGCTGTTAATAATGATGAGAAAGTTGTTATTATGCGGTCATATAGTAAAGATAAAGATGATACATCAGGTGGTGGTGCGATTGCTATTCCACAGGGTTGGATTAAAAAAATAGAATACTTACAGGTGGGACATGCAGACGTACGAAATTAATTTATGGTTAGATAAGAAAGTTATAGAGAAGATAGTAAAACAGTTTGAGAAGGATGAGGACGTAATGGATTATATTAAAGATAATTTTGATACGGCACCAGATCCAGAGTTTCCTTCATTAGATCCCACGCGTGGTTACACACGGCCCAAGGCTTCTAAATACATTATTACCTGGGCCAAAGTACATACATATGTACGTAAAAAAGGACCTACAAGAATAGAGTTAACTGAAGACGAAAGAGAAATCCAGAAAACCTTGGAAGCATCAATAACAAAAGAAGCAATTGATGAGTGGGGTCATAATGAGATGCTACGTGAAGTAAGAAAAGAATATTGGAGCCACCCAGATGCCAAAGGCCTTGAAGAAAGAAAATAAAGAAGGGCTAACACCCAAACAAAAGAAGTTTTACGATGTTGTTAAATCATTTATAAAGGCTAATGGTTACGCACCATCATATGAAGAAATGAAACAATTAAACGGCATGCATTCAAAGAGTCAAGTTCATGGTTATGTACACAGACTTATAGCACGTGGTTGGTTAAAAAATGGAAATGGCAGAAATAGGTCAATTTCTATTGTTTGAGTCACATGTATAGTGTATATTTTGCTCAAGAGTGTTTTACTTTTTTTAAATACCGGGATATTGGTGCCACAGTGACACATTTGACGATTAAGTTATATAAATCAATAGGTTATCTTGTGTCACCTATGTGTCACTACTCTAAACAACGCAAGGCACTTTTTTGTTTTTTAAGAACTAAAATGAGTAAAAACTCAACTATACAGCGGGTTACAGCATGGTAGATAAAAGAATTAGGAGTGCCACAACTGGTGCCACAAAAGACATGTCAATTAGACATCCCAAAGATGGTGAAGGATTGACAGATAAACAGAAAATCTTTGTTAAAATATACACAGAGAACGAAGGTAGAATGACACCAACAGAAGCTGCAAGACAAGCTGGTTATTCGGAAGGATCGGCTAACGTAACAGCATCGTTATTATTAAATGGTAAACGCTATCCAAAAGTTGTAGAAGCTGTGTTGGCAAGACGTGCGGAATTAGAAAAAACACATGAGGTTAAATTAAATAAGCATGTACAAGAGCTTGCTAGATTACGTGAGAAGTCGTTGGCTGAGAAGTCTTATAGTGCTGCTGTTAATGCTGAGCGCTTGCGAGGGCAAGCTGCCGGATTGTACATTGACCGTAAAGAAATCAGGACAGGAGCTATTGACACTATGTCGCGTGAAGAAGTTTTAGCTAAACTTAAGGAGATTGGATTAGGTGGAAAATTTAAAAAAGAAGGAGCAACGACAGTCTTGGAAGTTGAAGAAGAGAAACCCAATAGCGAAAAACTTAAAGACATCACCCCAGTACAAACAGAAGATAGTGAAGAGTAAAAAGAAATATGACCGTAAAAGGCGAGACAACTTTTTGGAAGAATGTAAAGAAATTATTAGAGGGTGGGGATGATAAATATATTGTTTCACGCCTTGAAAGTTATGTTACACCAGGATTCCCGGATTGCCTTATTTATAACAAGGTCACAGGATTCTTCACAATTGAATTAAAAATAATTAAAGCTAATAATAAGATAACAATATCACCCTTCCAAATTGGTTGGAATATGCGTCACAGTTTAGCAGGAGCACCCTGTTTTATCTTAGTTGGGGGGTTCCCCAACGCCTACGTTAAAATGTTTCATGGTTCAAAAACCAAGGAACTTGGGCAAAGCACCGTGGACCTTGTGCCCGGGCTGTACGAGGGAAGGCTCGAGGACCTCGTTCTATGGCAAGTCGTAAACTCCCAAACTCCTATATAACCCTTTCATCCTTTGATAATGGCCCATGGCCCTTCGCTGGGCGCCGGGCGCCCGCGGGACAAACTCCAAGCTCAAACTCCTGTTAACCGCAGAAGTCCGCCATTTTATTTACCAGCCCGGGATCCAGGAGCTGCTGGTGCAGCCAGGAAGCAGGATGCAAACTCTGAAACTCCCGCAGTTTTCCTAGGTTTCTTGGGGGATAAATCATCCTTCAGGACTGTCCGGACCCGCTGCGCAAACGCTAAGCTTCAGGGTAAAAGTTATCCACAACAAATTTTGTGGAGAGGTTGCATGTGATTGAATTAAGTGTTATATTATAGATAGAAATATAATAAAGGAGTTAAATATGGTATTACCAGAAGATAGCAACAACGCAATAGTTGACGCATTAAATAGAATCAACGAATCATTAGAAGAAAACAACCAAGTATTAAATAGAATACTAAATCATTATGATAGTGTCGTGCCTGTCATGAAGAAGAATCAAGAGGCAGTAGCTTCTGCAAACGAGGACAACAGGAGTACATTAGACATGATGTACGACAAAGTATTTAATAACTAAAACTCCGAAACTCCCTTGGGTTATCCACATTAAATTGTGGATAACCTGTGGATAAGTTTCCCGGCCCGGGCGCGGTACGCTAAACTCCCAAACTCCCTTATAAAATACCAAGCCTTTCTGCCATTTTTGTGAGCTGGTGTACGCACCGGGCGCGCGCCGGGAGTTCCTGACGAAGCTGATAAATTTTGTGGCTGTTTTGCTTGTATCCCGGGATTTAAAAAGAAAGTTCAGGATCCTATTGACGCCTGGATGCAGGTGTATTATATAAGAATTAGGAAGAGAAAGAGAAAGAAAATGGGACATTTCCTAGTATTATTACTACTATTACCACTGAAACTGGCTGCCATCGTGTTAGCTGGTTGGACCCTGCTGCAGCTGCTGCAACTCCTATAACTCCCATCAATGCCATCATGCATTTTATTGGACCATCTCATTTCGCCGAGCTGCCCGGGCGCCCGCTGAGTTGACACGAATCACATTTCGTGTTATAACTGCAGATAGAAAGAGAAAGGATTGACTATGATTCGTTGGAACAAATGGACTAGAGATTATACATATACTTATGAATGGCATGATGGGTCGTGGCGACTTATCCACAAGAAAAGTAATAGACCTATTGCGTCATGGTTTGGAAAGATGTATAGTATGTTTAGTTAATTAATAGAAGTATGCGGTTAGCAATTAAGACTCCATAGAGTGGACGCAATTACTTCGACATGTTTAGTTAGACAGGAGAAGTCGAAAGACGAGGTATCTCTAACTATGAGGCAAGATAAACGGAGTTATTCGGCTCTTGCCTCACAAACTCCCATAACTCCCATCAACGTTAATATCGCCATGATACTTACTGCTCGTTGCCCGGGCGCCCGCTGCCCAGCCCGCTGAGATGCAGACGTAAAAAAAGGGTAGCTCGGAAGATACTACCCTTTGTAATAACTATGTAAGGAAGGTCACATAGTTAAACCCATTCGCTTTAAGATATAACCCACATCTGATTGCAGTCTGTGAATTAGTTCTACCCTATCCTCTTTATCTTCAGCTACCCACTCGACAAGTGAGTTCATTAATACACCACTAATTAGTTTCCAATCCATGCTATCTTTTGCAGGGACTTTGCTTATTAGTTGTTCAAGGTCGCCAAGACTTGCTTGGTCTTTACTGTATTCTATTACTTCTTTCATTACTGGAGTAATATCTACATTGTTAATTGATTTAGTTGTAGTCACTTCATTTGGCATAATTACCTTCCTTTCTTATAGTTCATTAGTATCATGTATTAAGTGCAATTAATATAGCTACTTGCATTAAGTTGTGGATAACCTGTGGATAACTCTGCCCGGGTGCGACAATATGTCGCATTGACATTGGTTGCGGCGGCCCGGGACTTAAACGCGACCCCATCCCCCCCCCTTTCGTCTACCTCCTCTAGAGTTTTCCGTATGCATGATTGAGAGTGACAATACTCACCAAAAACGTTATACTGTGTTTTCAAAAAAATTTTTAAAATGGAAAACGTTTCAAATCTAGAATCATTAGATACGCATACTTTAAAATTACTTCTTAGAAATGAAATTGCTAAAAAGCAAGAAGACGCTCAAGGCGATTTTATGAAATTTGTAAAAACTGTTTGGCCTGAGTTTATTGAAGGTAAGCACCACAAAATTTATGCAGAAAAATTAAATCGTATTGCAAACGGCGAGCTTAAAAGACT